ATAGCCCGTTTAGACCCCATCTATCAACTCCGCTACCCTATCTGCCAGTTCCGGGCTGTTCTCAGATACCACAAAGTCCCTATACTCTTTTGAATCGTATGGGCTGTCCCCACAGATCATCTCTACGGCCTGCGGGACGGTATCGAATACCATAGAATTTCCAAAGATATTCATAGCACCAGGCCAGTTATGAATAATAGGCTTAATCCCCTTAGCCATAGCCTCAAGGACATTCATGGGATCGCCTTCCGATATGCTGGTGGAGAGGCAATAGTGCATCTTATCCCACCAAAAGTCCATCTTGCCGTTAGGAACAGGCTCATGGAACTTCAACCTTTTCCCCCAAAGAACATTCTTCATATAAGCCCAAATGGAAGAATCATCCACCTTACCTATAATATGAAGCTCATAATTAGCTGGCAAGGCCATAAGAATCTGTGCCGCCAGGGGAAGGTTTTTAACAGGATGAAGCCTGCAAGCCATCCCAATACGCACACCGTGAGTCCGTTCCTCAAACCTCCACAGGCTGGTATCCAAGGGATTGGGAATATAAATTGGTTTTTCTTTACCGATCACTTCAGCCATTTCAGCAGCTATCCAAGGATTACAGCAAATCACCCTTTGAATTTTCTCCCAGTTCCATGTCCTCCAGGGAGAGTGAAACAGTTCAAACCGGCGCATCATCATAAAGTGTCTGGCGTTAGGAAACTTTGAGGTAAAGTCCCTATCAGCCCAAGTGCAAAGAACAACATCCGGGTCTTCCCCATTAAACTCCGATATTCCATCCCATACACTGAAAGCATAGCCCCTCTTATTGATAGCCTTGATGTAGAGAGGAAGCCATGTTTTACCCCAAGGATAGTCTATAATCAGCATCTTCTTCTTGGCTTCAGTATTCTTACGTTTCATCCAATCAGACATACGCTTGCCAGAATGAAATGCCTCATCCACCAAAGAGATACCCTTTTCCCTATCTATCAGGTTTGGCTGCATATTGATCCAATCGTATAAGTCACGGTGTATTTCACAGATATACCGTTTGTCAACAAAGAGCTTAACCCCCATTACCCCTCTTTAAAACTATCCATCCGTAAGGTCTGTGTTCATCCCTATTCGGTATATAAACCGTATATCTCTCAAACGTAACCATTTCCAGATTTGCCAAGTCGCACAACCTGTTAATATCTGACAGCATAAGCGGATGGTCAAAATCCAAATCATGCTGGGTTTCTGTAAATGGCATATTGATAAACATGGTAGCATCTTCAGCCATTACCTTGTTTATGCACTGATACCCCGCATTTCTGTCATCTGGATGAACGTGTTCCAATGTATCAAGGGCAATCACCCTATTAAAACCGCCTTCTGTCTCTGGAAGATTAGTCACGTCTGTATTCACAACGTCTAAGTTAAAAAACTCCCTGCTCTTTTTACAAAATATCGGTGATACATCTGTTCCAATATAGTTGATGTGGTCCAGATAGATAAGCCTAAGTGTGGCAGCGATGGAACCGAACCCCACCCCAATTTCCAGTATCCTTCTTTCAAACCAGTCAAAAGCATAGAGTCTGTGTGCGATTGCAGCACGCTTCCATATATTATCCGAGATTGCCTTAACTGTCCTTTTTTCTGCCTGCTCATCCCAATACAAGCTCTCCAGTTCTCTCATAACAAACTTTCATAAAGGTCAAGCACCCTCTGGATATGGTTTTCCATGCCAAGTTTTGTCCGAACCTTCCAGATGTTCTTTCTTATCTCCGTGTGTTCTTTCCAGCGTTCTCCAAGTTCCTCAAGGGACTTAACCGTAATCCCTATCCCATATTCCTCCACAATCTTGGAACTGGCAGAAGCATTGATGCAAACACAGGGAATACCGGAAGCGATGTATTCAAACAGCTTATTCGGTAGTGTCTGCTGCCATTGGGGACTATCAAGAAGATTTCCCACCAATCCCCAATCGTGGCGGCTTATCTGCATAAGCAAATCCTTAAACCCAAAGCCAGGATAAACATAGGCGATGTCTTTATACAAGTCCCTAAACGGGGCATCGTGCCTGCCTGAATACACATGGAAGTCCATCTTCATCTCCTGGGCTTTCTTGGCAACTTCCATATAGTCGCAATACCATGCCCCAGTGCCGTTCCTACCATTGTATTCAGCAGGAACAGTTACCCGGCCTTCATAGACCAACCCTCCTAACCACTCCTTGGTATGGTAAACATAAAGCCCAAGGGGTAAATAGGATGGCAGGACTGTGTGGGGTTGGGTAAGGTTAAACTCACTCATAACTACATCCCGCACCGGCTCCGAGACAAATACCAACCCATCGGCAAGTTGAAAAGAGTTGCGTTCTTCCGTGGCTATCCTCATGTGAGGTTTGCCTTTCTTGGCTGCCTTATCATCTTCTTCTGGAGTAGAACGAGTCAAGTATGAATCATGGACATCAAGAATAACCGGCTTATTTGGATAAAGCTCTTTGACAGCACAAACAAACCAGGAAGGTTCGTTATGGCAGTGAAATATGTCAGCATCCGCATGGAGTTTTAAGGACTCAATACACTGGCCTACATCATCGTAATGAAGGAAAGTTTTATAGAAATGTGCAAACCCCGGTTGCTTGCGGGCTACAAGATGAACACTATGGCCCTTCTCAAGCATAGGAATTGCCTGCTTTTGGACTCTTACGCAGGCGTGACCGGATACCATGACTATCTTCATAATCACCTGTTGGGGGAGGTGTTACCCTCCCCCGGTTGATTGTTAAATTCTAATCCCACTCACTGGCATCATACTCACGCCGCCAATCAATGAAGTAGGCAACGGTCCCAGTGACAGTAGCAGTTACAATCTCGGTGGAATCCCCGGTTAGAGGAGTCCCCTGGATAATGTCAATGTAGGAACCGGCATCTACAACAGCGTTGGTAAACGTGGTTGTGCTGGCAATCGTGTAAGCGGCGGCGGCATCAGCGTGTTTAACGTTGGATGTCTCGTTGCCAGCATTGACACGGAGCCGGAAAGGAACATAATCCATACCAGTAGCAGTACAGGCAATAGCCTTTTGAACCATAATCCCAAACTTCAACAGCCGGATCGGACCTTTGGGATAATATCGTTCAAGGTGGTTATTGCTGGTGGCAGCCTCGTTTCCGAAGGTATAACCAGAACCAGCAGCCACATGACCGCCTTTATTGAGGTGCAGACCGAACCAAGTTCGTTCCACTACACCAAACCGTTCATCTGAATATCTCGACATAGCCTCACCTCCTATAACGAGTCAAACTTGATAATGCGATCATCAGGGTCTGTCTGAAAAATGATCTTGAACCCTAAGAGCGCATACCAACCGACTGTTAGTGACCGACCCAAATCTTCTTGTTCGGCCCTTATTTCTTCAGGCACGGCTACGGCTTCGAGAACGGCATCCTCGCCGAACACATAGGCTTCTCCACCGACATCACCGGAGCCTATGGTATTGTCCATGCTATTGGTGTCCCTGACAACCCTGGTCCGGTAGTAGGAACCAACTTCTCCGTTAGTCGGATACTTGGTGTACTGCCAGATTGCCTCCAAGGCATCATAGAGGCCACGCACGGCTGAGACTGTACCGATGCAGAAGTAATTGTCCCCATCATACGGAGGGGCGTTAAGTTCCAACAGTTTGTCCACCATAGTTTTCAGATGGTAGGCGTTGAAGGCCGAAGTATTGGTAGCCGTAGCGGTTCCAGCGGTAGAAAAAGTCCCGCCACCAGTAGCCGTACCAATGTAGCGATAGTAGCAGGCATCCATCTGAGCTTCTACCGCAGCATCCAACACTTTGGCCTGATCGTTCTTCAAGGCTCTCACAACAGGCGCACGGACTCCCCACTGAGACAGGGCTTCCAGCTTGCCGGTGTAGGCAATGGCATTCCCGTACTCAGTAAGGGTCAAAGTACCCTGAGTAACCGTGAAGTTTGTTTTCGAGAAAGTTGCCGTTTCAGTCAACGTCCCGCCAGCAGTAGCCACATTAGACACCTTGTCAAAGTTGACTGTGGCTGATTTGCCCTTGCCAAAAGCCTCTTTGACGGTGGCAAACTGACGAAAACGGAGCAACGGTTGGGCAGCTTCTCGGAGTTGCTTCGACAGGTAGGCATTTGCGAAATACCCACCAAGCGAAGAAGTTACCCATAGTTGAGACATTTTTTATTTCCTCCTATACTCTACGCCCCGCAGTAATTTTATCTTGCATCTTTCTACGGGACTCCATGTACTGTTCAGGTGTTTCCGTTTCAGGGGCTTTCGGTGCAATCACCGGAGAGCCACTTGACGGGGTTGTTACAGGAGAGGCAGGCATACGTTCCCTGGTCTGCTGAGGTTTCCCTTCCAGAAGTGTTTTGACGATAGGGCGTTCCTTCACCTTTCCTACGGCATGGTCTATGACAGCCCTCATGCGTTCCGGGATGGTTCGGTACTGATTGCTCACGGACTCAACAAAGGCACGGTCAGTCATAACCATGCGTATTTCCTGATCCACAAACGGTTCCAGTTCCTTGATGTCCTTGTAGGTTTCGTCAAAGTATCTCTGGGAATCAGCAGCCACGGTGCGTTGTTCTACTTCCTTGAGGTTCATCCCCAACTTCTGCTCAAACTCTGAGAGGGTTTCTTGTCTTACTTTCTGGCTGGTGTTTTGGACAAGGCCCAAAACAAACCCAACCGGATCTTCGTAAAACTTGGCCTCTATCTGCTCCCTGCTAAAAGGGGGAGTGGAGGGCTGTGGGGGCGGTTGAGGTGGAGGCTGGGTTTTAACCATCTCCAGTATTCTCTCCCGATCCTCAAGGGCTTTGCGGTAACGTGCCGCTTCCTGTGTGGCTTCGTGCATCTTCCGTTCAGCCTCTTTGTAGGCCCGTTCTGCTTCCTCATGGGTCTTGTACTTGAGTGCAGCCGGGGTATCACTCGGAGGGGTAACAGGTGCTTCGCCACTGGTGTCAATCTGCCCCGTATCTGTAGTAGAGGGGGGCGGTTCTGGTGTCGAGTCAAGCTGTATCGGTTCCTCGGAGATTAAGTCCTCCCTGGTTTCCGGGGCAAGCCCGACAAACTTCTCATAGGCATCCTCGATATCGTTACGCTGGCCTATGTTAAATATTTGAGGTTGTGCGATGTCGTCCGGTATTTCTTCTGGGCGAACACCGTCATTCATGCGAGCCGTATCCTGTTTGGGGGCTTTTTTACCTCTTGGCATAAACTATTCCTCCTGTAAGGTTTCCAGGGCCACACCTGCCGTTTCGATATAGCCCTGGAGATAATTTAACAAGGCAAATTGGCCCTGTATATATGATAGATGATCGGGCGAAGCAGACTCAAAGTTCTTCAGAACATTGGCCCGCACATCCATGATGAGGCTGATAATGGCCTCTGAATTTTCTTTTAAGTGATAATCCCGTTCTTCAGGAGTCATATTACCTAAACAAACTCTCTAAATTTATTCATATTCCCTTTCCTAATGCTTAATATTCATGTGTTCTGCTAATACTTCAAGAGCATTATCAGTCTGACCTATTGGGAAAGCTCCGAACATTTGGAGCCTGAACTCCTTATTACATATTTTACATTTAAAAGTATCGAATGGAGAATCGTTTTTATCTAATGGAGGCCACATTTTTGATCCAATTTTACGATCAAAAGCATCCAAAACTTCATCCCGTTCATATTTGCCCTGCAACATATTCCCTTCCCTTTCTTTTAAACCATCTGGTTGTTAATGCCGCCAATAGGCTGATTGCTCATGGTCTGTTTGTCTGCCATAGCCCCAGGGGGCGCACCGGGCATCGGAGGGGTTGGCATACGGCCACTCATCTGATTGCCTGGAAGTGCCTTCCGTTTAGGTTGTGTTTTCCCTCCCGGCAAAGGAGGCCCACCACCCTGTGGAGGACCACCCATCATAGGGGGCATGGGCATCAGTTGCATCATCATCTTCATGCGTTCTGCCTGTTGAACAACCATCTCTTCTTGATCGTTAATCAAAAGCCGTTCCACATTGTTAAAGTTAAACGACAGCAGAATACGGTCAAGAAGCTCCCTGATCTTGACCCGATACATAAACGGGGGAACCTTACCCACGATGCCAAGAAACTCAAGGTATTTCCTCAAGTCGTCAATCTTATGGAAGTACATGGATATGCCACGGACTATCACCCGGTCATCCGTAGCCAGAAAATTAACCCTCTTTTCCCTGGGACCAGCAAATGGGATACCATACTTTTGGGAAATATCCACAAATACAGGATCATCAAAGTCTTCCCAGTATTGCAGAAGAAGTTGGCGCACCATCTCTACGGAATCCTCTATCAAGTCCTCCTCAATAGTCCGGGCGATACCTTCAAAGGTAGCATTGGATTCTGACGTTTTAATCTGGACTTCCGTAGCCGTGGCATTCTCCCCTTTTAACTGTGGGTTTCCCATCAGGTAATCGGTTACACCTGTATAATTCTGCATGGCCCTGCGGAGAAGTTCCCCTTCGTTCAATGCCCCTACCGGGACATCGGAGAACTGTACTTCCTGAAGTGCCGGTCCTGGACCTTTGCGAAGGATAGGCTTACCGGGACGCAGGGACTTCATCTGTTCAGGATAGCGCAACTGGTCAGGATCAACTTCGATAATCTTAGCCAACTTGAATAGAAGGCCATCAAGGGACATATTGACCAAATCGTTAAGGGCTTTCTGAAGGGTTCTGGCCCCGTCCACCAGGGACCGGCCATCTTTGCGGAACAGGACTGCTATGGGATCAAATATTACATAAGGCCACTTGCCATGCCAGAAGGGATTGTCTATGTTCTGTATGTTCAACACCCATTGTTTATTGGCAAGCACAATGCGGCAGTTACGTTTGATAACCATGCCTTCACTGTTATATAAGTCCCCCCAATACTCATACAGATGCACTTGCTTCTTGAAAGAGTTTTGGGACTGCTCTAAGCCAAGGTCTTTCAGCCGGGTAGTCTCTACATCGTCAGTACCATAATCAGACTTCAATTTCTCAGTCTGCCCCATATCATAGATACCGGCTTCTGCCAAACGCACTACTTCGTCAAGGGTAGTCGTGGACTCCTCAATAAAGAATGTCCGGTTAGTATCCCACCAACACATCCGGGGGTTGACAACTGCACCCTTTAACCGAGAGGTCTGCTTGGTTACTTTATCGAAATAAGATTCCTTCTTCGGTTCTGGAAAGCCACGGCTCCAGTCAACAGACATAGTTTCCTGGTATTCGAAAGACTGCTTCTCGTATGGTTCCCACCACCACTTGACTATACCAGTTCCAAGAACAAACCCAGACTTCATGGCCTCAGTAAATATATTTAAGGCTTTGGTTTGTTCCAGATGATACTTGATAGCTTCTATTTGGGCGTTGCGGTTGGCATCCATCATGGAATCCATCATGGGATTGCCAGGGCGTGTGCTACGCTTTTCCATATCAAAGTATTGGTCTGAACGCATGAGGATTCTACGCATGAGGGCAGCAGCCTTCTCACAGGAGGCTGGTATTTCAGGGATAAACACCTTAGCCTGCCAATCTTTTTTCTTAGACAGGTCTTGGATAGAACGGTACATATCCCAACAGTCATCCCACACTTTGCGGAGAGAAGAATAGGCATCCTCCGAACTCTGCTGACAGGCAAGAATAAAGGTTGATACTTCCGCTTCGTCAATCAACGGTTGTGTCTCTACAGAAACGCCTTCTACTTCTTTTTCGTTGCGGTCTACTATCTGATCGCCCGTAGCGGCAGATGTTACATTTAATCCTGGGGGTACGTATGCCATTTTCTATCATCCTCGAATAAGGTTTTCTGCGCCCTTGGATCATCCAAGTCGAACCCAAATGGTGTTACAAGTCTCCAGTCCTCGTTGTTACAATAAACACAGTTATAACGGTGATACACTTTCCCCTTTTTGAATATGGTTCCTGTAAATTCAGGGAACCCAATACGACATTTGTTACAAGATGCTAACATTTTTTAATGTCCCCGGCCTATAGATGTACGGTTCCATCCTTATACGCCTTCAGCTTGTAAGCCATGTTCTTAGCCATCGTGGTAGCAATACGGCACTTATACCTTATCGTCTCACTATCTGTAAGAAAATAAATTTCCCTAAGCACCTGGCAAATAGTATTATGATTAAATATGTCCGTGCGGATCATATCTTCCTCATCGCATGGCCCTATGTTATTTCCACCCGTAGCTTGATACAAAGTCATCCTCGTACTTAGCGATATGTGTAAATGGCCTTGAGGTATATGAACTCTCCGGTGTCCTCTCCCCTGCCAGCACCATAAAGTTGAAAGCCTTCCGGTAATGGTCAGCCCCCAGCTTTATCCACTGATACCTTATCTCCCCACTCTCCTCATCCTCCACCTTCTTCCTTGCTACATTATGGCAGTGCTGTGCAAACTCCGTAGTCAAGTCACTCCTCTTGGGCAGTATCACCTTCCCCATCTGCAACACGGAATGGCTGGCATCCATCGTCTGGCTTTGATACGCATGGACCACCTGGGTAGTCTCATCCCACTTAATCGTCAGGTTACTCTTCCTCATGTAAAAACAAGCATAAACCTTATAGGGATGCTTACCGGCCAACCACCTCGCACGGTCAGGCTCCGGGAGTCCGTCCAGAACCATAGTTGAGTTGTACCTATCAATAAGTAAATCCAACCCGGCCCAATCGGTTTCTCCGATAAATATAACCCGATAAGTCTCTCCATACTCTTTCCTTGCTACCACCACATGGTGCTTCAACGGCCCGATGTCCACCCCTATGGCGCATGGCTCCTTGCTCGCATACTCTATGCCATGACTTCCGCACAAAGACAACACATGGGCCACATCCAATCTGTTACTTGCATCAATATACGCCTGGGCCAGCCTTGAATTGTAAAAGTCAGCCGGGAACTTGGTAGTTTCATACTCCTCCAGTATGTTCTCCAAATCCACAAACTTACTCTGCAACTGGCTTATCCTATACCCTACCGCCTTCCTTCCCCTGAACTCCCTGTTAGGAAAGTCAGCCACATAAACATTCTTCCGGTGTGCCATGTCCAACAACTTCCGGCACTTCTTACATACCCTCTTGACCCCCTCGGCCGTCCTCACCAGACAATTAGGAAAATCCCTCTCCAAACAGGTATAGGTATGGCAATGCTCACAAAATATCTGTCTGTACCTCTGATCCGTAAGCTGGAACCAAGAATCAATCCCAAAATCAGGTATGGTAGGGGTACTCAAAGCCTCAATCTCCTGGAACTCACTGTGATCCAGCCTCTTCCTCGCCAAATCCACCATCTCAGGAGGTGCTTCATCCAACTCATCAAACACCAGCTTGTCAGCAGGCGCACTCTTGGCACTTACAGCACTCCTCAACCCCCTCAGATACAACATACACTTCCCCACCCTCTTGATATTAGCAGAATCAGTGTCCTTAACCATGTCCTTCAACACCTGATTCTCGCTAATCATAGGCCCAAACCTCGCCTTACTGAAATCCGTAACATCACTCTTAGTGGGAAAGTAGTAAATCAACCCCGTCCTCAGCCTGTAATTGCAATCGTGAAACGCTTTCAGTATCGCCCTTTCGCTAAACCCTAACTGCGCCCCCTTCTCAAAAATTAAAAAAGGGGCATTTACCGAGTACGGTTCCTCCAAATACTCATGCCCCTCTATCGTAAACTCCCTGCCAGCAGCAGGTAAATATATCTTCCTCGCATTAACCCAAAACAATAAGTCCTCCCTCTCCATCTCCATAACCAGTTCAGGAGTCAACCAATTGTTCTGTGCCGTTGCTTTACCCATTACCCTCAGTATCTAACACTCCACTCCCTCTCATGCTCCCACCCCATCTTCCCTTTTCCACACCCCCTGCACCTCCACGCATACCCATCCCTCATATCCTTAGCCCACACTTGGTCAAATATCCTGACATTAACCCCATACTCTTTATCCATGTCCCCTCTCCTGCAACTACATGGCATCAGCCTCGTCCCTAACTCCTCCATACACCCCTCCCCTTTCGACCCATTGGGTTTTGGGCAAACCTACAGCCCGTTGTAAAACTTTGTTCTCGCACTATGTCCATCTCCACAACCTATTCGCTCCG